TGCAGCTTTATTTTCAAATACAACTGCTGATAATAATACAGCAATAGGTTATAACGCATTGCTAGTAAACACAACTGGAACGCAGAACGTAGCTGTGGGAGCCAATGCGTTAGATGCTAATACAACTGGAAATAATAATATTGGAATCGGTCACAATTCAATGGGAGGTACAACAACTGGTTCTAGTAACACAGCAATAGGAAGTCAATCTTTAAGAGCAAATACCACTGGTGAAGCTAATACAGCCTGTGGTGAACAAGCCTTATTGAACAGTACTACAGGATCTAGTAATACTGCTGTTGGAAAAGCTGCATTAGAAGCAAACACAACTGGTGCAAATAACACAGCAGTTGGCCGCAGTGCATCGTTATTGAATACCACTGGAAGTAACAATACTTCATTAGGATATTTTGCGTTAGAAAAAAATCAAACTGGCGTTAATAATGTGGCAATCGGAAAAGAAAGTTTGCTGTCAAATACAACTGGTGATAATAATACTGTTGTTGGTACAGAGGCACTAAAACAGAATACAACTGGAGGTCAAAATTGTGTTTTTGGAATAGAAGCTGCTAGAGATCTCACAACTGGTAGTGATAACACTTGTATAGGAAAATCTGCTGGAGAACCTATGAGTACAGGTTCAAATAATCTTTTATTAGGACACGATGCTGGAAGAGGAAATTCTCCATCAGGTGAGGTTACTACAGGAAGTAATAATGTAGTTTTAGGAAATAATAATATAAGTAATCTTTTCTGTGCAGATACTTCAATATCAAGTTCAGATTCAAGAGATAAAACTGATGTAGAAAGTTTCAATATTGGTTTAGCTTGGATTGAAGCATTAAGACCTGTTACCTACAGATGGGATAGAAGAACTTGGTATGGTACTGAAGAAGAACCTTATGGTACACCTGATGGTTCTAAAAAAAGAGCTAGATTACATCTTGGATTTTTAGCACAGGAAGCACTTGAAGTAGAGAAAGCAAATGGTTATGGAACATCAAATGATGATTCATTAATACTAAATTTGACAGATGATGGCATGAGTTATGGAATGAAGTATGAAAGAATCGTTCCAATACTTGTAAATGCTATTAAGGAGTTATCCGCAAAAGTCACAGCCCTCGAAGCAGGGTAAACTAAAAGTAACCTAATTTTTATTATGGAAGAAAGAACTGCTGACGAAATCGCTAAGATTTTCTCTGCTGCTGGTGATAGCGTAACAGTCATCGGTACTGCTCAAGAATCAGGTGAAACTGATGCTGATTTTAAAGACAAGATCAAGCGTAATGTAGAGCATCTTGAACTTATCAAGGACTACAAAAAACTTGATGGAACTACTTCTATCTGGACATCTGAATCATTCACAGATATAGATGCTGCTATCGTTGCTGGTAAAAAACTCTACTAAATTATGAATTTACAGGAAAGACTACAGCAACTTGCTGTTGAAAGGCAAAATCTTACTATTGCCTTACATGAAGTTAACGGTGCGATGAAGATTCTTGAACAGCAGATTCTTGAGATTCAAGAGACATCCGAAGTAAACCAGCCATCAGATACAGAGGCATCAACCCCACAAGAAGCAACAGCACCATCAGAGTAAGTGGTGCTACCATTTTGTTAACTACTTCTTTAATCATATGTTTCAAAAAATCGCTAATGTTTTGAGTATTGTCTCTTTCATAATGGTATCTTCTGTTATCGGTGGAGGATACTTTGGATATAAATATGTAACATCAGAACAGGTAAAGGCAAAATTAATGAATCAAATACTTGGCGAAGTAAAAGGGCTGTTACCTAATGTGTTAGATAAAGGTTTGCCTAAAACAACTGGCATATCTATACCAACATTACCAAAAAACTAATTGGAAATACCAGAGATAAGTATTCCAGAAATACATATTCCTGAGGTTCATATACCTTATACTTTTTTACCTAACTATGAACATTCAAATGTAGAAGTTATAGGTTGTAATTATTATCATCGAGACACAAAAAATACAGGCAATAGAAATCTATTATTAGATGATCCAAACGGAGTAAGTAGTAACTGTCCGTACCCAAGTTTTTACCCATTGAACTATGTACCAGATCAATTAATTATTGTTGAAGAGGCTGCACCAATAAATAAAGAACCTGATAAATTACCAGAAGGAAAACAACCACAAACACAGATTCCAAAAGAAGAAAAAAAAGAAGATGACTATAAACCTTGTCCACCTAAAAATGCAGTATTTAGGCAGGGCGATTTTAAAAATGAACTTAGGCTTGAGAGACTGTTAAAATATGAACGTGATATTGATGGTTCATGTAATGCGGTCTGGGAAAAAGTACCTTTCATCGACCAATATATACCTAGTGCTTCCGTGGTTGTCTCTACTGCTCTTATTGCATCTGTGGCTGCGACTACTCCTATTATTTTAAATTTAGTAAAACCAATCGTTAAAAATTTAATTAAAAAATTATCAAAAAAGAAAAAAAATTCTAATTAGTCTCTATTTTGTGTGTATGTGGTATAACTTGATTTGGTGGTACTGTTACTTTTATCCCTTCACAAATCTGTGCGTATTTGCCTACGAAGGTCACTCCTAGGTTTGCTTGCTCTCCGCAGACCTTCAAACGAAACATTGCAAGCTCAAGCATCTGTTTCTGGTATAACAATTCTTGATTCTTTATATTTACCTCTGTAGCTTTCAAACATAAATCAGGAGCTTTACCTAAAGGAATAGTGATCTGTGCTGAAATTCCATAATTTAAGTTGTAATTATCTTTCTCGAACCTTGGAGTTTCTTGAACGTATTTAATTTGGCCTGTATCTTCATCGTAAATGTTTTGTTTAGTGACTGTTTCTATTGGTCTATTAAATGACCAAGCATCTGTCACATAAGGAGTAATCGTGAGACTTGGTGAACTACAAACAATTCCCTGTGACATACGAAACTGAGGTGTAGATTGAGGTGCAATCATTGTCGCATTATTGTTTACTGTACCCTGTGCATTTGAGCTAGGACTTGCAACAGTTGTATTAGCAAAAACCCTTACAGGGCAAAGGATTACAAGAATTACTGACCAAAGGTAGTTTCTACTGTGGTTGTTGTTGTGGTATTTATGACCCGATCTATTTTCGTTATTGTGTCTATTCCATTTCCTAGAAATGTTTCGACTAAAGAAAATGGCTGACCTTCGTTTACTATTTTCCATCTTGGAACCCCCTCAAGGTTAGGGCTTGTATATGAAAAATTAATTCCATTAACTGTTTGTGTGGCTTCTGCTGTAGGAATTGAATTAATATAGCCATTAACATCTGCACTCTCTATATTTGTGCCTGATACGCTCAGAGAATATCCTGTGCGGTATTGATAACTGGTTATGCTCTCGGTAACTACACTTTGAGATGTAGAATTTGTACTTGAAGATCCTGTGCGAAACGTTGGTATGACTGGGTTTGCAAGGGTTTTTACAGGAAATAATATTATTAATAGCAGCCAAAGTTTTTTCAATCTATGGTTATGGTTACTGTAGTTGACGCAACGCAGCTAGAACCTGATCCAAATGCACCTGAACAGGTGGTGACCCCACTACTTAAACTAGTCATGCTTCCAGATCCGAGAGTTCCTCCAGAACCTATGGTTGTTTGTCCCGACAGATGAGGTAATGATGCTATGCCTGATGATGGAGTGATCGCAGAAGGAGTACTATCACCAATATTTATAGCTTCTGTTAGAGAAAATGCAGATCCGCTAGTGGTCACACTCTTATCAGTTTGTATTAAAGCAGGTACACCATCAGTTAAACTTCCCAAGTTTAATCCACCAATTTGACCAGCCGTAGTACTGCCACCAGAAGTCACAGAAGGAGTAATATTATTACCAGATATTGAATAAGTCGTTCCAAGCTTATTTGTAACGCTATATGGCATATCTACAGTAATTTGTGCAGAGGTTGTGAACTTTTGAGTGATGTCTGCTAGTGCTACAGAAGGACTAAACAAAAATAAAAGTGCAAATAGTTTTTTCATTTTTTTATGGGATCAACTTTGATTACGTCAGGTTTTGTTGTGACGATTTCTAAGGGTTGTTTTATTATTATAGTTTGAGTACCACCTGTAGAGTTACCAATAGTACCATTTTCATCTTCTTTCTTTTTCTTTTTAGCTCCCTGTGCTGCATTAACACTAATTCCTAGACCACCCAAAATGTTTCCTAAAAGTCCAGCAGCAAATGTGCTATCAACTCTCGGCTGATCTGGAATATCTACACCAAATAATTTGCTAGGAAGCTTAATATATCCAAGAGATAAAACTACCAAACACCAAGTTAAAATAAATCCTTGTGCAAAAGTAGAAACTAAAAAGGTAATTTTTTCTTGATAATCAGGTTTATCATCATCTAATTGCTGTTTTTTTTGCTCTTTTTCGGCTGTTTTATCTGCCATAATCTAGTTTTATTAGCAATAATAGGCATAATTATAGATTTAAGCAATGACAGAGGTACAAGCAGCATTAATAGGAGCAGCAGTTACAGCTTTGGCTATGACTTTATCTAATATGAGTAACCGCAGAGAAAAA